ATACAAGAGTGATAATGTAGGTTTACAAATTGCTATCACTAAATCTAAAGTTGAACCTTATATCCATTTTACCGCTGAACAAATACAAACAATAGTTAACGATAAAGAAGCTGAAAGAAAAATCTTGTTTGATGAGTGGTGGAAAACAGTGACCAACTTTGAACAGAACAGCGAAACACTAAGGACACAATTCAAAACATGGTTTGATTCTATCTATATTGAACCAGTAGAGGAAACTGAAACACAAACAAACTAAATAATAAATATATGAGTTTTAAAAAAGAGGCTGTTTTAGCTGATGTCTACGAGATGTCGAAAAGTACAAACATCACATACAAATCATTAGATGGTGATGCTATTATGGTAGATAGAATATTCGGTTTACTTGATACAATGAAGAGAAACGCTGATTACAAGAACAAAAGGCGTTGGGTAAAAATCAAGTGGGAAGAAACAGCAGTAAAACAATTAGAAGCTGGGAATCTTGATTGGTTAAAATATGTATTAGCTGAAAAGAAATTAGAGTGTAAATCTTTGAAACGTGCTATTGGCTTTCCTATTAAGGATTCTTATATTGAAGCATTAGAAGACGGTGAAGAGTTGAAACAATACAACGATTACATTGAAGTTGTAGAGAATGAAATATCTATAATAGAGGGGATAGAATTTAAACCAAACATTGAAGAGCCTGTCAAAAAGACTAGAAGAACAAAGGCTGAGATGGAAGCAAGTAAATAAACAAAACTAAACAAACTAGAATATGTTAGACAAACTTAAAAAAGCCTTAGAGGGCAAAGAAATTAATTTTGATGTTAACGCTTTACAATCAGATTTAGACACCTTAAAACAGGGTTACAATGACGAAATAGAAAGCGTTAAAGTGAAGAGCCAAAAGATAGGTCAAGAGATTCTTTTAAAGGAGTTAAAGAATGATTTAGGTTTTGATTATGAGCAAAGAAAAAACCCTGAAAATCTCAAAAAGGCTTATGCTGATAAGTTTGGTGTTAAGGATGCCCCAGCTAGTGAAGATATTGAAGCACTAACAAGTCAATTCACTAAACAACTAGAAGCAAAGGATAAAGAAATCAATTCTATTAAGGATACTTATAAAAAAGAATCTGATAATAAGTTGATTTTAGACTCTTTAAAAAGTAGCTTTTCAGAGTTTGAGGGTAAAACTAATTATGCTATCAATGATCTTGTAACTATTGCACAATCAAAAGGAGAGTTTTCTGTTATTGATGGTAAAGTATTTCAGTCTAAAGATGGTGAGATACTTAAAAATGATTTACTTCAAGGTGTTACATCAGAAGCTTTTGCTAGTTCTATGATGTTAGATAACAACTACATCAAGAAAGCCGAGGGAGGACGTGTTATAGGTGATGAAACAAAAGGCGGTAAGTATTCAATGGACGAGTTTATAGCGTCACAAGAAGCTCAAGGGGTTAATGTTAACTCTCAAGAGTTTGCTGTTAATATGGATAATGCTATTAGTTCTGATACATTACAATTGTAACTAATAAAGAATACCTAATTAAAACCCTATTATTTAACTATGATAGGGTTTTTTCGTATATTTGGAATAAGATAACTTTTTCCTTATGGTAATAAGGGGCGGTAGTTTAAGTTAATCGTAAAATAGTAACACTTAACTTAAATTAAATATATCATGGCTAACTTAACGCCTACTAACCTAAAAGTGGCACAAGCCAAACTTACAGGTAAATTTGCATCGAATGAGATGCGTCTAATCTCAGCTAATACATACCTAGAGATTTCTAAATTAACTAAGTTCATGCTTCCAAACTACTTGGAACTAAGAACTAGAGAAGACAGAGTTATTGAAGCAGGATTGCTTACAAGAACTAAAAGATCTGTAACATCAGGAAGAACTTCAGCACATACAGGAGATAGAGGAGATTCAGCAGTTGTAACGCCAACATGGTCTACTTCAGCAGATGTATTTTCTATGTCGTTGAAACAATATGATAACAATACTTTCTCAATGCAAGAGGGATTAAACAACCTATTCGAGAACGCTTATTTGAATGTTGTTGAAGCTTTAGAAGATGATGCACAAGATTTTATCTATGGAGATAGATCAGGTGTAAATGTTGCTAGTGGTGGAGGTGGTACTTTTGATGGTACTGATGATGTTTATAACTTTGCTGCTGCTTCTGTTGATACTGTTATCCAAAAGACTAAAACAGTAATGGAAGAGAACGGTTACAAAGGTAACATCACAATCTTTGCTGATTCTATCGCTTACGATTTATTTAGATTCCAAGCATCTCAAGGAGCAGGAAACGACACTAACCTAGCATTTCAATATGAAGGAATTAACTTTGTGCGTTCTATTGATTTAGCTTCTAAATTTACTCCATTAGCAGGAACTTACGCAACTGGTGTCTGGATTGCTGTACCTAATGAGTCAATCGGTTCTTTACCTTGGATACCTAAACAAAACAGAGAAGGTGTTGTAACAAGATTACAAACTTACTCAAGTGGTGTTTCTCCTTACGATGGTGTACCTTACGCTGTTCATATGTATGAAACTAAAGGAGATTACACAGGTGTAAACGGATATACTCAAGATGAGGCAACTCAATTTGAAATATCTTTAGATATGTCATTTGTTTCTAGTCCTATCACAGTGACTGATGAAACAGCTTTATTTGCTTTCTCTTTACAAGCATAATTGAATGTTTGATAAAACAAAAGTTGAAACAGGATTAAAGGGACTAGTGGGGTATCGTGCTTCACTAGACCCTAATTTCTTTGTGCTAGATTCTAATAATCTTCAATCTGATAGCGGCTACTATGTAAATGACAATCCATTTGCAGAAATAGAGGCTTACAGAGATACCATTAATTACGCTGGTATTGATGAAATAGGTTTTAATACTAAGTTATCACAGTTAACAGATTCAGCTATTACATCGGTTTGTAATGCTGTTTTTAGTGATAAGGACAATCCATCTTTTGTAGATCGTCAACTTCAGTTCAAGAACGCAACTAATAAAGTAAACCTTGAAACTTTACCTATCGGATTTGTTGGTGAAAAGATTTGTATTGATAAGAAAAACAGTTTAGCGGTTGAAATTACTAGAGTCTTTATGGACTTTGAAGGTAGTGGAGATGTTACTCTATACTTGTATAATACTAATTCAATCACACCAATAGAAACAAAGGTAGTCACTATCACTTCAGACCATCAAGAGGTCTTATTAAACTGGAAACTAGATAACAATTCTGACTGGTACATAGGGTACTATTCAGATGGCTTAACTGTAACACCTTACAAAAGGGATTACAATAACGCTAGTTATGAATCATCCATTACCCACGTTTATCTTGAAAAGACCGTAGTCAAAAACCATACGTCACCGAACTTATGGAATTTACAAGAAAGCGAGGGAATGAGTGAAACAACAGGGATGAATCTTGATGTTTCTGTTTTCTATGATTACACTGATTTAATAATTCAAAATAGATTCTTGTTTGCTGATGCTATTAATTTAGAAGCAGCTATAAGGATGCTTAATCAATTTAAAGGTTCTTTAAGATCAAATAAGAATCAAAGAATATCTAACGATAATCTTACACAAATTGAAACAGCTATTGAAGGTCAAACAAGTGATAAGTACCAAAAGGTAACAGGTTTAAGACCATCACTAACTAAGCAATTAGACTTAATTAAGAGGAAGATTGATAGCTTAGTAATGGGATATAGGACAGGAAGAATTAAAACTATTGTGAACGTCTAGTTTGTTTAGTTTAGGGAGGGCGTAAAAACCCTCTTTTTTTAAATCTTAAAAGTAATATGTCAAAGTTAATATTAAAAGATAAGCCAGTAGGAGTTGATACAGTTATTAATAACATCAATGATTTAGTCTTTACAGATTTGGGATGGGTTAGTACTGCTGAGTTTCCTATTAATTATAACGCTTACCATAGAGCTTTAAAGAATCCTATTAATAACGGTTTAGTTCCTGAAGTTTATGATATTGAAAGTGGCACTGTATTTGGGGAATATACGCAGGTCTTGTATGATGATAATTTGGACGCTTCAAGTTTTTTCTATACTTCTGATTCTTTGGATACTATTGATAACGGCAGATTGTTTGGGACTACTATCTCGATGGTTTTTCAAGTTGACTTATCAAAGGTAGCTGATAACATTTATCACAGGGGAGATGCTGAAATACAAAGGATAGTTGTAAATGCTATTAATAAAGGAATCTATGGAAAGGTTTCAAGCGTTGTTACAGGTATTCCTAATGTGTATTCAGAGTTTGATCAATCACAGATACAGTTCACTGATATGCATCCCTTCCATTGCTTTAGGGTTGACATTGATGTTAACTATGAATTAGGCTGTTGTGCTGATGGGTGTGGTTTAAACACTAATAGCTTCTTATTACTTGAAAGCGGTGGATACGTCTTATTAGAAGATGGTAATAAAATAATAATTGAATAACTAAATAAATAAATAATAATATGAGCTTTTGTGAATGTGGCACAGGTCAACAAAATTTAGGGGTTTTAGGGTGTTACGATGCTTTTGAATCAGTTAAAAAACATATCAAAGTAAATACTTTTGATAGTCAAGGAAATAGGAATAGTATCTTATTATCTGATTTAGAAGATGGAAAACTTACGGATGCTTACATCTTGGGGAAACTTACTGAGGACGATGCCTCAAAGCGTTGGTACATTACACCACGAACTTATGAGAACGTAGAACCATCAAGAACAGACTCAACTTATGAGGACTTTTCTAGTGGTGCTAGGCAATTAATTGACGTAGGTGTAAAAGCTTTTCAAGGTATTATTCCAAAAACTGCTGGGGCTTTAGCTGGAAAAATGAATAGTTCAGCTTGTACTTCATTTGGTAATTATGAACTAGATACAAGTGGTTCTTTAAAGGGTGAAATGTCAGTTGATGGATTAGAACTCTATCCTATACAAGTTGCTCAAGGTTCTTATGAAGCGGTTGAAATTGAACCAGTAGAGGGGTCTTCTGTTCAGCGTATTCAAATCACTTTTCAATATGCTAAAACTGTAAATGAAGCACAACTAAGAATTATATCATCAAATGATATTGAAGTTGATTTGTTGAAAGTAAACGGTGCTTTAGATGGTGAGTTAACAGGAACAGGAATACCTAGTGCTACGGATATATCAGTAGTTTATGGTATTGATTCAATGGGTAAATTTGGTGTTGTTATTCCTATTGAGGGACAAACAGAAATATCATCATGGTTAATATTAGATAGTGGTTTAACTCCTATTGTACCTACTGTAATCACAGAAACTATTGCTGGTCAATATGATTTTACAATACCAACAGCTTCGGGAACTATTACAGTTGAATTTGTAGGAGTACCAGCTTCATCAACTGATCAAGTATATGAGTCTAATGTGTTATCTATAACTATACCATAATATGAAAATTGACAATGTATCTATCAATGTTGACTACTGGAAAGGGAAAACATTTGAAGAGTTTGAAAAGGCTCTAAAAGGAAAAGTAAGGGGTGACAAAATAAAACCAGCTTATGATTCTTTCAAAGTTGTAAAGACTAAAAAAGTAAAATAAACATAATAGCCTCGTTAATTCGGGGCTATTTAAAACCTACCAACTATGGCTACTTTTGAATTTATACAGAAAAATAACTCAGCTGTTGTAATATTACCAACGGGGGTTCAACACACTATTTCAGCTGGTGGCTTTCGTCCTAGTTTTAACTCTTTACCTAGTACAGAGTTTTACGTTAACAATTTTGAAATTGCTAGATACTCTTTTGTTATTGATGTGGGTACTGATACTATTATAGGTATTGGCTCAGAAGCAACAACACCAACGGAATTATACGACTTATTAGAGCCGCTTTTTTTTTTAGATGAGGGTACACCTACGACAAATAAATTTGATATACAAAACTCAATAGTAGTAAACCAATCAAATGTATCAACTACTTTAGGGGGTGTAATTGATTCTACTAAACAATATTTTATAGATGGAATTGTTGATCTGGGAACTACTCAGATCACAGTACCACCAACAGGTATTACTTTAAAGGGATATTCTTTTGATATAAGCGGTCTAATATCTAGTGAAGATAATTACACTATGTTTATTAGTGAAAGTATCGCTATTGGCTCAGGTAACGTATTAGGGTCTGATTATTTGATTAGCGTAACGGGTGCAGCCTCTAAAGTATATGAGCTTTATGATGCTACTGGTTTTAATGCTTTTGAGTTTCAAAGGGTAAATTATAATGACTGTACTTCTTTGGGTGATATTTACGATTATAGACAAGGTTTAGAAGATGGTACAGGTAGATTTGGCGGTAGCCCATCATTAACACTTCATGGTTTGTGGCGTGGTGGTTTTAGAATAACTACATCAATAGTTAGAAGTTTATCAGGTATAATGACTGAGCCACTTTTTAAAGAGGGTTTATTATTTCAAATGAATAGTAGATTTTTAACAGATATAAATGTAGACCTACCAACATTAGCACCTTTATTGGATTTTCAACCTATTAACTTTCCTAATGATTCAACCTTACAATTACAAGCGTGTTTGGTTACTAGAGATGGGGCTTCTGTACCATTTGACACTAATATAACTCCTAATGTATCGGAGACAGATTTGTGTTCTAATTGGAAATCAAATGTAGGTTTAAACAATACTTTTGTTGGTGGTACTATTGTATCAGTTGCGGAAGTTGAAACTACAATTAACACCGTTAACGTGTGGGAAACCTTAGTCAGCACAACGATATTAAGTAACCCTCAACACGT